CTGCGTTACTACTAAGATAAAAATAATTAGCACTAATGTCTTTATGCCAACCATGCCATGCGTTTGTATTAGAATTTGACTCTCTGTCTTTTAAAAATATAATTTCTGGAGTTGCTCCTAGACCATGAGCAATATCCATTTCACTTTGATTAGCACCAGTATAGCCTATAATAGAAAATCCTGCTGCTTGATTTACTGACCCTGCACTATCAACATTACCCACGCTTGTTGCAGATGCGTCATTACTAAATGATGTACCCGCTTTCCAGTTCCAAGCGGCATAAGTTACAGTATTTGCGTTGCCGCCTGTTGGTCCACTTACATGTGTAAAACCATCAGTGCCAAACGCTGTTAATGAACCAGTACTTTCAACAACATCGGAATCTGAGTACAATCTTTTAGCTGTTCCCCTAACACTATCATATAACTCATTGTTATTACTTGCACTACGAGCCTTCACCCATACAAGGTCAGGTTGGAAACCAACGCCAGTAATAGCGTTTGTTCCACCATTTCCAGTATACAGCACAGTATTAAAATGGTCATCGGCTTGAGTGCTTTGTCCGGGGCCGATTGTTATGTCTGAAAGGTTAGATGTGCAAATTGCCTTAAAACCAGACGGCACCGCATATTTGAACGCCCCTATACTTTCCCCATCAGATTCAGTGCCAACATTTCCACCAGTAAGATTTCCAGCGAAACTTCCATCTTGACCAAAGTTAAAAACAAAACCAGATGTTCCGTAAGCCACCAACCACGGAAACTTATCAATATTGTCAGGAATTTCAGATTCAGTGTATGTTGATGAGGGATTTGCACCTGTTGCTGGATTACCTGTACCTGCGCCTACGTTTCCATATTCACCATTGATGTGAAAGAAAAACTTCCTATTATCAAAATCTGCGGCAATACCAATTATATCGCCTGTAGTTGGAGCATCCCCAGCACTATGAAATCCCGAAGCAGCGACTTGCTGTGTGGAAAAATTAGCTGCCCCCCAATCAGCAATATAAAGATCTGAACCTGTAAAATAACCTATAGCAGAAGTTCCAGTCATTTCTGCATTATTAGCACCTGCCCAAGTAGGAAGTTCAGAGTTTCCCAATCCATCCATGTTTGAAGCTAACCAACCAATTTGCCAAGACGGATACCCAGCCGCAGTAATATAAACTTCGTAGTACCATTTCCCTGTTTTTACGGCTGTAGTTGCCATGCCTTGAGAATAATTAGATGCACTTGTAGTAACTTTTAAGCCACCCTCAGTTCCTGTAAAAAGAGATTGAGCACTACCTAAAGGAACTAGTGCGTTCATGATTGCAAAATTATTAGTCGGGCTATCTTTCACAACATCGGCTGCGGCTAAATTTGTAACTGTATCAAACGAGTGGGAGTTCCCTGATGAATCTGCGCCGATAGAAGAACTGTCAGAAAAAGTAAGGTGATAGCCTGTTGTACCAAAGCTGCCAGAATATGTCTTGGGAATCCACACTCCGTCCTTTGTCTCCCCGAATTCAGTCGGTGCAAGCTGTGCATTATCAACATTGTAAACGTCAGCTAAGTAGCCATCCATGTAATCAAATCCCGGAGCAAAACCTATTAAGGGTTCATTGCCAGAAGTTGCGTCTTGGAATAAAGTGTCATAATCTTCGCTAGGGTATGAAGCTGTATCAAAATCTGTTAACTGAGTTCCATTTACATACATTTTCACCCTATCGGCTGCGGTGCTTTGCTCAGTGTCAACAGCGACTACAAAATGATACCAAGCAGACACATCACGAAATTTAGCCGTTGTAATTATTTCACCGCCAGCGTAGCTAGGGTGCCTGTAATCTTTATAGGTAAGTCTTTGACTATGAAAACCAATAATTGCGCTTGGATAACTACCTGAACCACCAGCACCAATCACAATATCATATGTATCTGAGGCTTTGGAAAATTTAATCCAAAAGGAAAATGTGAACTTTCTTCTATTACCGTCACTTGAAACAGATGAATCTATCAATCTAGGGCTGTCAGCTTTGTTCATACGCAAAGACTGACCTATAGTTGTACTATAAAACGAACCTAGCGCACCTCCGGGAGCACCAGAGCCACCCAAACCACCATGATTACCCTTTATTACACTCATTAAGTCAAAGCTCCAGATGCTGATACTGCTATGGTATTAGCCGTACCGCTATCTACACTACAGAAGTAAGCAAGGTGATATGTACCAGCCGTTGATAATGCGGTTAGAGCAGTAGCGTTAATAGCTATATCCCCATGTGCAGAAACAGTGTGACCACCACTATTGATTAAAAATATATTGCCCGACTGCCCTGCATCTCCGTTAGTAAATGTAAGTGTGAAATTACCTGAAGGTGTGCATTTGAAATCATTGCCAGCAGATAAATCAAAGCTGCCATCATTGTCTGTGATAACGTGACCGACAGCCCTACCATCTACTTTTACATCATCTTCAACAGTTACAAGCAGATTTTCATCTATAGATATTGCTGGCGTTGTGCCTACAGTAGAACCTAGACCTATAACTAAATCATCTGCGCTATCATCTAGAGCAATGTAGAAATCTTGAGCGTTGCCATCAAACACAATTTTTGTATCTTCCGCACCCGCGTCACCAATAGTCAGTGTGGGAGTAGTTCCCGCTAAAGTTAGATTAGCATTTCCAGTAATCAGTCCTGTAACAGTCAACGCCCCGCCAACAGCAGCGTCATCCGTAACGGTAAGGTCGTCTTGAACTTTAAGATCAACAGTGCTTAGAGAAGCAAAGGCATCAACAACTGCCGCGCCTGACCCTGCACCGTCAAGATAAACAACTTTAGTGTCACCGTTTGGTATGGTCACATTTGCGCCAGATCCTTGGCTTATAATAATGTTGTACGGGCCAGAACTACCGCTATCTGTTGTAGCGTTTTCAATAAAATGAATTCGACTCATTGTGTTTGGCGAAATGGTTATGGTGCAGTCAGAATCCAAAGCACCAGTGTATTTAATGTACATTGATCTGACGGGGTCAGTTGACCCGTCTGCTACAGCACTAGCATGAGTATCAGCATTCGCTGTTATGGCTTCTGTACCAAAACTTAATGCTTCGCCAATAAGCTCAAAGTTTGTGTTAGTGGTTGTTCCCCAAGTACCAGAACCATCGCCAGTTCCTAGCTCATTAAGTCTTAAATCATTTACATAGGTGCTTGCCATTTTTTCGTCCTTACGCTGCTATGTCTGCCCAGTTAGGTGTTTGTGATACAGATGCCCCAGACCAGTTTGGAGTCTGTGATGGAACGATTGGCCTGTAAAGTAATTCTTCTCCTACCGAACCCGTTGCCGAAACTCCTGTAACAGAAAACCCTAAAGATAAAATAGGTGCGCTTGTTCCTGTGCCTACTGAACCTGTCGTTCCTAGTCCTGTAACAGCAAAAGCCGCAGCGCCCGTTACACTTTCACTACCTACCGCACCAGTTGCGGCAGAACCTGTAACAGCAAAAGCCGCCCCTGCGGTTATGCTTGCACTACCAACTGCGCCAGTTCCTGCGACCCCTGTAACAGCAAAAGCCGCTCCTCCGACTACACTTGCAGTTCCAACTGCTCCTGTCCCTGCTGAACCCGTTGCCGCAAAAACAGACGAGGCATCAGAGGTTACATTGCCAGCCGCTCCTGTCCCGACTACCCCTGTTACCTCTACCCCAGAGCCTTGGTTCCAAGCACCGGAACCCCAAGTTCCTCGTCCCCAACCTGAAAGAAGATCTGACACAGGCTACCTCATTAGGCTATTCGTATAATAGCATTACTCGCATCTGCTGTAGGGAACTGAACTGTAAATGTTCCAGAAGTAGATGTTTTATTAGAACTAAAATCCAATACAGCCACAGCTTTGTCACTGTTGGTGTCGTTGTATATCAACGCACCCATCGCAGTAATAGTAGCTGTGGTAAAGCTAATGTCAGCAAAATCAGTCAAAGCTGTTGTGCCAGAAGTGGTTGGGGCAACTTTGGTAAGAGTGCCACCACCAGCCGTGTAAGAGCCGCTGTTGGCTATCTCACCTGTGGTAGTATAAGCTGTCGTTGCTGCACCAAGAGTAGCTGTAGTGCTAGACTTACCGCCACCACCCTCTGCATAAAGAGCCAACTTAAAGGCGTTACCGTTTGTTGCGAAATTGTGTGTGCCTAACATAAGCTCTTGCTTAAATGCTGTACACATTGCTTGTGCGATTGCCATTACAGTCTCCCGATAGCTTTTGCCAGTTCCAATTGACCAGCATCACGAACCTTGGCGCAAATACTAGCACGTTCTTCCTTTCTAGCCAACTCTATATAGTACTGTGCCATATTTCTAACTCTATCTCTGAAAGCCTCTGCCTGTAAACGTATAGGCTCTGGTGCCTCATCTGATATGTAGATTAACTTACTAGCCAGCATATCTGCTATTTGATCATTAGACAATCCGCCATTCTCAGACGTTACAATGTTAACTGATCCCACAGTTCCTACGTTTAAATCAAACATGATCATGCCTTCCAAATATAACGGGGTCGCTTTCCTTTGGTTCAGGTGGCTGCATTTTTGACTGTTTCGTTATTAGAAGACTGCCATTTTCAACCGTCTGTACCAATGGATCCTCTAGTCTATGATACCCATACAGCTTTTCATTGTCTGGAACATTGGTATCCATTAGCCCAGATCGATGCGCTATCTCTATTTTTATACCTTTAGAAATAGCTGTAGCGCACCAGAACTCCACACAAGCTCTTCCAGACTCAGCCATATTGACATTTTTGTATGTGAAATCTATGCCAAATAGACATATCTTCTCTACTTTTTTCCACACCGCATAAGCAATAGCATATGCAACTGTGTTGTTGAAGTAGCATAGACCAGTGTATTTTGCGACTTCTTCCAAGGGATATAGCTCAACCGCCGGAAAGTCTGCGTGTTTAATACAGGAATAGATTGGTCTTGTATTCTTGGCAAGAAACTCTCTTGCAACACCAGTCTGTGTGCCTGCGTTTTCTGTATTTAAAAATCTTGTAACGGGATCCATCATAAACGTCCTATCAACGTGTATGATTGCCCCTATACAATTTATTCCCCAAACTTCATCAAATTCCTGAGAAGCAACTCTCGCTGAAATATAGTCTGCATAGCTTCCCCCTAAACCCACTATTGCTATTTTCATGTTCTAGCCCTGTCTGGTAACCCCCTTCTGTACGCATCTGTGTTTTCACGAGCCTCTGCGTAATCTTTCAACCTAGACAACGCCTCCAAAAATCTTTCGCTATACAACTTCATGACATCCGGCTCCCCTTTCATATAGATGTATGCCTCTATAAGACTGCCAAATAGTATAGCGTTTGGAGCGTTCTCACTAATCCACGTTGTAGTAGTGTCAGCAGAAGTAGACACAACCACACCCGTGGCACCACTTGTTCCTCCGGTTACTGTCTCACCCACAGTAAATGTTCCGGTAGGAATGGTGACAACAAACTCTGTGACTGAAGTAATTGAATTGATGTTTGTGCTCTCCGCGCTGGTTCCACCTGTTATGGTTTCATTAGCAGCAAAAGTTCCGGTCACGTTACTTACTGTTAAAGTAAACTTACTATCCGCTAAACTAACTGGACGATAGTAGTAATGGAGTTCCGACACATAGTTTGAATCTGGTGTGGGAGCCAGTATGAAATTTTGATAGTCATACTTAGCGTAATATAGCGGAACACCTGTTGTGGCAGAGTTTGGTGTGTACTCCTGAATGTAGTTAACATCCTTTTGCTGCAAGAACTGTTTGGAGCTAGAAACTTCGATAGACAAAGAAAATGTGGCAAGATAATCCGCCGGAACAGCCAGAAACTGATTACTAGCTGTCATTGCTCCAGAGACATTCTTTCTGAAAAGTTCTAGATCTACGCTGGTAAATATACGTTCTTCAGCACTTTTGACAAACCTATCAAGGTTTGAAACAAAAGTAGTCTCGTTGTTGTCAACGTAGTCTTGTATCGCAGACTTTAACTGTGTGTATGTATAGCTCATGGTGTGTTAGCCGTTCCGCCCATAGCACTATGATTTGTACAATAGTAGTACAATGTTGGAGCGCCACTGGCTACTGTTATCTGTGTATAAGCCCCCGCAGATCCGGGAGTTCCGCTAGTAAGGACACCTGTTGTGTACTCGGAACCACTGCTGTGCGTACCATTGGAGGTTGTTGAAAACCTTAAAGGATGCCCTGAGTTGCTGCTGTCTGACTGATCAAACCTGTATGTGTTGCCCTCAGACAAACTAGCGGTAGCTTGTTGTACACCGTCTATAGCGTACTTGTTTCCATAAGCTGTGCTGACAACTGTCACGGTGTATGTTGCTGTTATTGTTACAGCAGAACCTGCGAATACAACGGTGCCCACGGCACCCGTTGCTGAAACACCAGTGACATCGGTAGGTGTAATTACACTACCCCCGAGAGTAACCGTACCCACGGAGCCAACAGCCTTGGGATTTTCTTTATATACGAAAGTGTTTAAATCAAATATAGGAAAGACAACTGTCTCTGGTATCTTGTCGTTTCGTGTCCTCGGCTCGAACAACGCCTGCGGATCTGAGCCTGTCTGCGTCTGAATCAACTGTGGATGCTTGGGTTCATACTCATCAGGACCGACTTTCATCCCATTCCACTCGGTAATCATCTCAGACAAACGGTATCTAAAGCCAGATCTGTCTGAAAACCCCCATGCTTTTTTGCCAGAAGCATATCTAGCCATCAGTTAACCCTTAAATACTGTATGCTAGGCTGCAATTTCAAAGATATACGATCTTCGTCCTCGTCTGCTGCACGTTGAAATTCTTCCTCATACACTACTTTCAACAGTTGGACTCTGTCTGGAGCCTTTTTCATAGCAATGTAGTACGCAAGACCCGCAACCATACACGGTAAGAATCTGAACGGAGCATCGGCTGTGTTTACCAAGGTATCCACATCCTGAATCCTGTTTACATAGTAGTATACAAGACTGTCAGTAGAGTCGTCTGGTGTAGGCCACAAAGTTATTGTCGGAGTGGTTGATCTGCTGAAGTAATACTGACTAGGAGTCCCAGTAGTACCCTTGTTCGGTATGCTAAGATACTGGCTTCTAGATATTCTAGAAACATCTCTATCTGTATTGCTACTATCACGAAGCACCACTTCAAGAATGTCAGTATATGCGGTGGTAAATGTATAAGTAGCTGTGCCAGCGGTCAGTGCTTGAGTCGCCTGTGTCACAGTCCAGAGATTCAGTCCTCTGTTCGCCCAATCAGCAAACATAAGATTTAAAGACCTTCTGGCAGTCTTTGTGTCATAGCCAGTGCGAACCTCGAGTCCACATCTTTCGTATGCTTCCTCGATGATTTCCGCTACATCGATATCAAAATCTCTGGATCCCGACGTTGCCATTACTTAGCCCTGACTTTACCGCCACGCATCATCTTCTTCATGGTGCCGCCGCCACGCATGCGCCGCTTCATGGCTTGTTTAGCTGCACCACCACCCATCATTTTTTTAGGCATGACTTTGTTGCTTCCGCCACCACGCATACGATTCATGGCTTTTTTCTTAGCACCTGCCATTTTCCCGTCTCCTTCTTCTGGTTAGAATTAAATTAAGGTAGTCTTCCTTACTGTAGTTCTCATAGTATCCGGTCTTCTCAAGTATCTTACTAGCATCATCAAGTTCTGACAATCTTTGTATAAAGACCATAGTAAAATCAGTCTGAAAGGATAAGAGCCACAAGTCTAGCTTATTACAAGCAAACCATTCGTTCATAGCTATACAAGCAGCTTCTACTTCTTCGTATGTTTGACTGGGTTCCTCTTCCAAACAGATTATAACAGAGTGTTTGTTACTAAAATTCTTACACTGTGCTGCCACAGTCTCCCATAAATCCTGCCTGCTAATACACTCAACAACTCTTAGCCTGTCATCTCTCAAGGCTTTCTTAGCAAAAGGACAAGGTGCGTATCCTATATCCGGGTCTACCACACTCAGATCATTGTGAACCCACTCCTCTATGAGTTCACGCATCTTAGGCTCGTTCGTTTCCTGCGGGAATGTTCTTCATTTCTTTTTTCTCCTTACTGCTTTTACACGCCTTGGCTTGCCTGCTGGCTGGCCGATTCTTTTCTTCTGAGCTATTCTACTACGCTTTTCAGCGGCTGTCATTTCGCTCCCTGTTTTGGGGGTTTTAGAACTGATACGTTTGGACGGGCGGCAATATGGAGTACCCCGTTTTTCACCCTTGCGACGGCCACACGGTTTACCCGTTCTCTGGTCCGTCCACTTCTCCTTGAACCACCTTTTGAGCGCCAGCCCACTTTTTGTTTTCCTTACCGCCATTTACAAACTCACCGCCCTTGCCACAGAAATCATAAGAATAACAAATAAACCAATAGAAATTACAATTACTCCACCTATTATAAATGCAAGTTTTATGTTTTCTTGCAACTCTTTATGACGTTTAGCAGCTTCTCTTCTAGCTGCTGCTGCGGCTTCCTTTGCTTCTTGTATGCGTTTTGCTCTCTCTGCCACTATGGAAGCCCAAGTCCCATGTCCAAATCTCATGTCCACCATTGAGGCAATTTCTTGCATCTGTTCTTTAGCCAGCTTCGCATCTATGATCTCTTGCGCTACTGACTTTATACCAAACTGATCTCCTACTCCTACACCAGACTTTTTGTTTCGCCTTTGCTGTACTTGTTTATCACCTTCAAAGAGGTTGTCTATGTGACCAGCTATTTCCCCAACATCTTGCGCCGTGCTAATGACACTTTTGATACCGTCAACAGCCGACTTAAATAGAGCTATACCAGCCAAAGCTGTTGATACGGGTTCCATTTTTTCCTACGAGTACTGAGTTGCTTTTCTTCTGTTACTCATGACAACACCGCACCCTCTAGCAACATTAGGATTGCTAGATGGCCGCTTTGCCTTAGTAACTGCGGCTCCTCCATTACTCATGTTCAAGACTCCGCCCGAAGCCTTCCCCTTTTTCTTCTTCTTACCTCCAGTGCCATAATTAGCGGCACCTACCTTTCGGCATTTTGCAATTGCGCCCGAGGCATAGGCGCTTGGGAAAACTCTGTAACGAGCTTTGACCTTATGATAACAAGCGTCTTTTGGCACTTTAGAACTCCGTTTTAATGGAGGTTTTGAAATCTGTTTGGGTATTGAACTTCGCGAGATTGCCATCATATGTCCTTCCCGTAAACTCTTCCCACATTGGCCTGATCATTTCATGAAGCTGATCTATCTTTTCATTGTTAGTATCAATCTTCATAGCCATAACCGCTACGTTCTTGTCAACCTCAATGAGAGTTGACGATATCCATGTTAGTCCCGCGACACACGCACCTATAAAGGCAACAAAAACGGTTCCTGCTACAAATTGAGCATTTAACATTTCCATCTTCTCCTAGCCTGTCTTAGACGACTGTTAGGATTCTTAGCAGCTTTTGGAAACTTTTTCATCTGCCCAGCAGATCTAGCGCAAAATGACTTACGCCGTTTAGCATCCTTGCTACCTTTTTTAACCTTACCCGTAACAGCGGTCTTGAGCTTGCTGCCGGGGTTATCTCTTCTATATTTAGCAACACCAGCCTTCGTCATCCCCGCCCCACTTTTTGTGGAGCGGAAATTCTTTTTGTTGCGCGGGGGCATCTTTGCTCGTTTACGAGCCATTATTAGTAGCTCTTCTGCACTTGTATAATGATGGTGTATGTGTCAGCAGAAGAATGTCCCACAGTTGTGAACATAATGTCTCCTGTTACACCAGAGCTTGCAGGGTTAGTTAGACCTCCAAAGGGTGTGTAATCATGAAACCCACTTTGATTCTCTCCAAGCTCAATACAGAAATCATCCGTGCTGGCATCAAATAGAATCTTCACTTTCATTCCATTACACTGCCACCAAATCTTTTCAATAGTGGCTTTTGTACATGTGCTGCCGTCTATGTTTGCAGACAACGCAGATACGTCAACCTTCTTAACAGCATCCTCACCGCTACCATCTGAGACGTTGGTAAACTTCAAGACTGCTGTTTTCGGGGTATCAACAAGTGTTTGTGATGTTACAGCGTCTGCCATTTCAATCTCCTTATAAAAAGAAGAGGGGGAGTTGCCCCCTCTCGTTACTAGGCTTCGTAGCCCATCAATTCAATAAAGAGTTTACCAGCAGTGTAATCAGCATCTGTTGTGGCACCAAGTGTTAGATACAAGAACTCATCAGCAGCAGGGACAGCCGTAAAGTATACTTTACTGCCTGTTGTAGCGTCACCAGCGTTAACCAGCAATGTTTCTGTCAAGTCACCGATTGCTCCGTCTTCAACACCTGTGCCTTCTGTGGCAGAGTGTACGTTAATATCTGGATCACCGCCAGCAGGTGCCTCAAAGCATTCCATGCTACCTGTTAAGATTGTGCCGTTTTTTGCAGCAGTAATCTGACCAATGTGACATACATTTGAAGTACCATTTACTCCAATAATGTCTCCGCTTGCGGTGGAACGCAGTCCAGTCAGGTCAATAAGAATACGAGTTGTAATGATGCCGCCTACACGCTGTACAGAACTACGATAAATAGTGCCCGTACCGCCTGTAATACCAGTACCAGCTTCTACAGCCATTGTGTTTGCATCAAATGAAGACACACCAGTTGAACTGATGCTTGAAAGAGTTGTGAACGCACCAGTTGTGCTGCTCTGACTTACAGAGGTAAATCCACCTTTGGAGCGGACTGCTCCGGTAAAAGTAGTAGTAGCCATTTGAGTCTCCTGTCTCGGCTAGTGTCAGTCACCCAATGCGACTGTCAGGGATTGATAAGACTATACAACAAAAAAGGGCGACTGAACAGCCGCCCTTTGTATTTGTTTCAACAAACTTATTTATGCACCCGGTGAACCGAATACACAACGTGGGTCTGAGAATCCGAAGCTGTAACGCTCACGAGCCTTGTACCGCATGTTGCCAGTATCGAAATCTGGATCCATGCTAGTTGACAATGCCATACGCTCGAAGTGCTTGAAGCCATTCGGAGCGTCAGTCTTAATGAAGAATGCGTCTGTGTCAGTCAGGTAGTCGTTGACTACATAACCGTCTGGAAGCATGCCCATTGACTTGAGTGCGTTTACATCGTTGTCTGCTGTACCTACCCGAAGGTTTGATACCATGAGACGCTCGGCAACAAACTGAAGCTGACGAGGGATGATTAGCTTCATGCCTTTGAGGGCAATAACCAAACCACGCTCATCAACAAATCCAGCGATGCTGATGAGTGAATCTTCAAGAGAAGTTTCGTTCAAATCAGCGGCCACGGATGGCTCGTTGTTAAAGGTGCTGCCGTTAGTAAGCGGGTGTGATGCATCACAAAGAGCAACGCCGTCACCGCCAGCAAAAGCAGCGGCAGTAAATGCGTTGTTAAGGATTGATGCAGCTTTGACCTGCTTAGTGTGTGCCATAGAACGTGCAAGTGCCCGTGTATAGCGTGATGCCAGACGATCATAAAGATTGTCTTCTACAGCTTCCTCAGTGATTGAGAATGCCATAGCCACTGTCTCGTGGTTGTACCGAGCAGTGAAAGCTTCGTTTGCGTCGTCGAATGAAACTGAGGAGCCTTCCTGTTTTACAGGAGCAGCGCCAAAGCCAGACAACATTACTTCTTCTTCAAACGCCCGGTCAGATGACTCGGTGTCAAAGATCTCAGCGTGTTGACCTTCATACCGTCCGTATTCCATGCCGAATAAGGCATTAAGGCCGGGTTCCAGTTCTTTCGCTAGTTGTGCGCGAGAAATAGCCATTGATCAGCCTCCTTATACGCCAGTCGTAGAAACAGTAGCCGCTGCAATAGAGCCTGTTGGCGCATTGAAGTGGTTGTTTATACGAACGATTAACGGAATACCAGCAGCAGTAAAGTCAGCATTTTCTGGGTCATCTTGTACACCCATAATACGCAGAGCTAAAGTGTTGGTGGTGGCGATAGTATTCAAATCTGCTGTTGCAGAAGAGATACCAGTTGTAGTCGAACCGCTGTTACCAGTTGCAAACGCGATGTTTGCAAACACTGCTGCACGAACCTCTGCTTCTGTATTAGCAGCAGAAACTACGTTTGATGTAGCAATGGTGAACAGTTGTGATGGGTTGTCGTACAAAAACGCTCTAACAGGAAAATTAGAATCAGCACCTGAACCGGGCCAATAGTTAGAACGAACTACTTCTCCAGTGGTCGATGAGACGTATTCACACCCATTAAACACACCCACGATAGCGACGTTACCACCAGCAGCAGCTTGCAGATCGTCGATAACACCAGCAGCAAGCGGGATAACCGCCATGCCTTGGAAAATAGGGTTTGAGTTGTCAGATGCGATACGGTACTCAGTCGTACCAGTGGAGTGGACTGCTGAACCCAGCATACCATATGGTCGTAGACCAAAGGCTCCATTGGAATTTGCCATGATAAATACTCCTTGCCATAGCTAAATGTTTACTCGGATCCGTCTTTACGACCTCCGAACGATACACGACTTTTCCTATCACTATGGATAGGCATTGAAGGATGTTGTTCCCTCATCAAGTTTTGATCCACGGCATCCATTTGAGTGCGGGTCTGCTCCCGGAAGTATTCAGTTCTTTCTTCAACCGTTTCTTCAGGTATTCTAGCCAACATTAAACCGCCGACTCCAATTGTCCCTGCATTAGCACCTGAATCAATGGTTGGAAATTTACCAGCCATCTCAGGATATTCGTCAGCACGGACAGGTTCCCACCCTTCACGCATTTTAGTAGTCACATTCATCTGATCATCTTCACCGCGAAGTGAAGTACGGATCCAACGATGTTTGTACCCTGCGGGTGCTTCTGGAGCCTCCAGTTTAGATGGAGGTGCCCAAGGCTTGCGGCGTTGGGTCTTTGCGCGAGTTTCCGCTTCGCGAGGCGATCTCTTTGTAGAATCAGTCATTTCATTACTCCTTAACATACTTAGCGTATTCTTCGAGCGGAACATTTAATCGCTTCGCTATCTGAATCTGCGAAGGGGTTAACTTGACTGTTCTGCGCCCCTTTTTTGTAGACGACTTGGAAGCCGTGGACTCAGCAGAAGCGACTCTGGGTCCTTTATCCTTAGAGCCTCCAAACTTCTGTGGAAACTCTGACCGGACTCTACGATCAAGTTCATTATAGTACTCATCGGACGTTGGGTCAAACCCTTCATCCTCAATTAACTGTCTATGAATACCAAAAGCAGCGTAAGTCATTGTTTGATCTTGACCAAACCAGTCATTTTTAGATGCCCAAGCCTCTGCTTTTGCATCAGGTTTGGCCTTTTGTGGAGCAGTTTGTTGTTGTTGCTGTCCCTGTAAAGCAGGTTGTGGAGCAGCAGCTTGCTGTTCCTGACGCTTCTTGGCCTGCTCTACCTGTGCTTCTTCCAGTGCAAGTCTGCTCAAGTTTTTCTGAGCTTCAAACATAGAGTCAGCATCACCCTCGTCATATGCTTTCTGGTACGCAACTTTTGCAGCGGCAATCTGAGACTCTATTCGAGTTCCAAACTCTCCGACATAAGATTGATCCAAAGCATTGAGACGGTGACGTAGCTCATCGTTCTGCTCTTTTACTTTCTGAGCAAACTCAACCGCTGCAATCCTCTGTGCTTCTTCGTCTCTGTACTTCTGCGTAATCTTACTTATGCGGCTCTGTACATTCTTTGAATACTGATCAAGCTCTTCTTCTTTCTCGTCTTTCTCAACGTCAGAGTCTTCTTCAGTCTCCTCAACAGCCTCTACTTCTTGAGACTCCTCCTCAACAACTTCTACTTCTTTCCCTTGTTCTTCTTCAAGATCAGCGGTCAGGTCTGTGGTCTTCTCTGCTGCTTCTGCCATTACTATGCTCCATAGCTTTTAACATCGTCAGGATCAACGATGGTTGCGATGACCTCGTCATCGTTAATGACACGGACTTCTCCTCCTTCAATGTTGAAACGAGATCCAGCATATCTACCGATACAAACCCAATCTCCCTCCTTACACCAAGGCCCGTGCTCTCCAAATTTATCCAGATCCTGATAAGCAAGTGGGCCGAGACGTACAACGTAAGCTACAACCGTAGCTCGTGACTCTCTTTCTCTTACAGCATCGGGAACATAGACACCGCCATCAGTCTTGTCCTTGCCCATGTAAGGCATGACAAGGATTCTCCACCCTGTAGGTTGTGGCATTCTGTCTTTTAAGGATTTTTCTTTTGCGGCTTTTTCGGCCTGCTTCTTCGCTTGTTGTTGCGCTAGAACATACTCAGGTACGATCAGTGTCATCGACATACTTCACTTTCTTTAGCAGGGCCTTCAATTCATCAAGAGCGTAGGTGACACCCTGTATTTCACCAACTCTTGCCTTGTAGTCTTCCCAATCAGTTACTCCACCGCTTGTTATCGAAAGACTAACGTCATCTATTCTGTTTATCAATATCTTTTGATAATCTTTTATAAAATTTAAAACATCCATATCGTCCCCTTGAGATTAATTCTGCGTAATTATTATCCACTTCACATTGTTTTCTGAACTCTCAGTCCTGAAATTTCCAACTTTAGTCCAGTCTATTTTATCCAACCCCTCATCAAACACTGTTGTCTGAGAAGGTTCCTCTGTTGGTGTTTTGTGGTAGTGATGCATTCCATAGGCAAGTGCGCCTATAATAAGTAAAGCTTCCATCTTCTCCTCCTAGCTTAATCCCCTAAAGCTTTTTACTATTTTGATGGTCTAAAAACATTCCCCGAAGTTGTTCGTCTTCTCTCTGCTTCAGCCCGATAAGGGTTGGTTCCACCAAGACTCTTTATGGCTTGCCCCGCGCCTGACAATGCGTCAGTAATATCCGAGAAGCTTGGGAAGCTAAAGTCTATTGGTGCGCTCATTCCTGAAATATTAGCAACTGGCGCTTTAATACCGTCACCTCCGGGAAGCTCTATAGATATCTCTCCGGTCGATTGGTCAACGAAAAAGCCTTGATTTGCTTCTGGATTCATCACTCTTGATCTAACAAAATCAGAGTCTATGTTAGCAAGTGCTTCTGGATTTTCCCTAAAAAACTCATTTGCTGTAACCATGGAAATATTTTGTATACCGTCTGGAGCAAATGATTGTCTAGAGAAACGCTGCCCCTGATCCGAGAGTCCGTACTCAAGCTGATAACTATCTGATGGTCGTGCAAGCTGCCCCGTCCTGTTAGCAAAAAACTCATTTGGACTAAACAATCTGCCTTCCTCTGCTAAAGGCCGTTCTGTTGTGACTTCCTGTTCTGGAGTGCCTTTTAACTCAACTGGTCCGCCCACCGTAGCAAGAAAAGATCTACCATCTACCTCAAATACCGAACCAATTTCTGGTGCTGATGCTGATGCTGGTGCAAATCTGCTTTCAAATCCTGCTAGATCTGGACTAACTCCACGCGGCATGAAGTCCAGTGAACTTGTGGATACTGGTGCTGGTGGTCTATCAAAGATACTAGCAATGCCCGATGGTATGCCTGTTATTTTGTCTTGAACATTAGAGAAAAAGTTACCGAAGACAGAGTCTGTTGCTGCTAGATTAGGCTGTGCGGCGGCTCGTGCCGCAGCGGCTCGTTTACCTTGCTCTGGGTCTATCCTGTTAGCCAAATCTCCAACACCACGGAAAGCACCTCCGACAAGATCCTCTATTGCTCCGATACCCTGACCAATACCCTGAGTGAGTGATCCGAAAGGAGAGAAGTCACCCGTTGCTGTTGCATCCGCCGGACGGAAACCTGAGTCAGTCTGAGATCCAGACAACGTACCAAATTTTTGAGATGCTCTGTCAAACAAATCGCTAGGCGCAACGCCTGCGGTTTTATTTGAAAGCTGATCGGCTAAAAGACCAAGTCCACCCGGCATTGCTAAAAGCGCCAGATTATCCATAGGACTGCGCTGCACATTGTATGTAGTTGTCGGGCCATACGCTGTCTCAAAACTTCTTGGGAAAAGACCGGATTGAAGCCCGGCTCTTAATCTTCCCGGATCTTTTACACTAGCATCTGGAAACTGTGGATTAAAACCTACGCGCCCTCTTATGTTCTGAGGATTTGCATACTTGGAAAACTGATTGGCAGCAATGTCTGCTCTGTTTTGTGCCGACATAATACTACTGTAATCTATGTTTCTCGGATCAATACCAAATCTTCGACTGAAAACACCTTCATAGCCATAAGGATTTCTATTGGTTATACCCAAAGTAGCATTTAGCGCACCCTGACTCAGCCCACGACCTGTGCCGTCTGTACCAAAAGGATCGTTTGGATCTGAATAAAAATCTCTTAGACCAGCCAACCCAGCCATAGCATTTGCGTAACTATCTCTGGCGGGTGTGTATTGACCGTCACCCATGTAGTTATTTCCGTATTGATACCCACTATCATCACCGCCTGCCTTGGCATAGTTACCCATAGCGATGTCTTGTTGCAGGCTCTGGTCGTAGTTTTCATCGTCTTTAAGATCATCCGCAGTCACTCCGCTGTAGTCAACGGTGCTCTTTCCGCCGCCTCCGGTGTTGCCTCCGGTGTTGCCTCCGGTGTTGCCGCCTCCATGTGATGATGCCTCTGAACCGAAACCTTCGCTATCGGGGCCATCCGCTCTTCTGAATGCAGGTATACCCATCGGACCCGGCTCACCAGATCCACCAAGAAGTTGTAAGATACCTGCTTCTTGTGGAGTGATGTACGACAGCATGTGGTCTTGACCACCAATATCAGTGCGACGAGGCGCAACAGCGGAGCCGCCCCGACGCATCATCATCACTCTGTCGATAGGTTCAAACATTAGCGAATTTTTGCTTGTCTTGGGTTAAGGGCAGCACCCATACCACGAACTTCAAAGCCACCATCAACCCTTTTAGATGTGTCCATGTCCTTTAACATTTCTTCAGCCAGTTTTTTAGCTCTAGCATACGATGCCTTATCGTAAACTTCTCCCACATCTGAAGAACCACCAGTTTTATCAGGACCACCCGCATCAATTACACTTTGCAGTCTTCTACGTTTACGTTCTTCTTTGAGAGCCATTTCGTTAGGGTTATTAACATCAACCATGGTTGCCTCCAATATGTTTGAGCCGCCGTCCTTGCGTCTTCGTCCTTCATTTATAAGCTTTTTTGCCTGATTAGTCGAGACACCAATATCTTTTCCAAATTGTGCTGCTCTGGGTCGTACCATTTTACTTCCTGTTCATCCAAGCTGTGGTGCCCATATAGGCTCCAACAATACCTGCGCCACTAATATAAAACAAATTACTAATGTCGCTCAACGCTGTAACTCTGTCCAAAGGTATAAAAAACATAGCTACAGTAAAAACACCCATACTAATCAATGTGTACCTTGCCATACGCAACTGCGCCAAATTTTTGCGTAGCTCAGTCTCAGTCTGCCTGATCTCTTTAGCATGTTCAAGCTCATCGTCGGTAACTACCCCGTCGCCATCCATATCGTATTGGTCGTAGTCGCTGTTTTTCTGAAGGCGCTTTGACATCACTTCTTCCCAAAAAACTTAGTCGCGGCTCTCGTTCCAAAACTAGCTGCCACAATAGTTCCCAAAGTATACTGATAGTAATCCGGCATGGACTCAAGAGCGGTAAAACCATTTGTCACTATCTCCCTGCCCCAGTCTCCACAGAATGAGAGTATAAGCGGAATCGAGAACAAAATTGTAAGCCACTCGTCTTTCCAGCTATGTGCAGAAGCATCAGCCATTTTGAGATCCCAGTCAATCTCTCCGGTAGCTTTTTTCTGCATTATGACAGCTTCCGCTTGGGCTTTAGCAACCTTGGCACCAGTCACAGCCTTCTTCTCTTCGACTTTGCCCTCGAGCCATGTACCAGCTAAATTAGCTATCGGTCCTAGAAACTGTATCATTCGTCCTCCAAGATTTCTAAAATCTCTCCAGCCTCAAGTCTAACCTTGAGTTGTTTGCACGACCATTTTTTATCGAAGTCAGTAGTATGTCCGACATTGCGTTTGATTTTACGACGTATGTTAAGGCACTCGGAAAGGTTTTTATATGGCGTGTATTCAACTCGCTCTTCACCTATCATAAGTAGCAAAACAAAAGTCATCTCAATCATTTGTTAGTCAACTTTTCTATGTTGTCCTCGATCTTTGTCAGCCGCCTGTCGTAAAATTCTAAAACAAGCTTTTGCTGTTGGTCGTGTGGTGCATTACCGCTTTCTATATTTTCGGCAAGTTTTTCAAGCTCACCAGACAAATGTTCGATCATCATAAACTGTTCTGAGTCGGCTGGCAAACTACCCATCTCGCCTCTAGGCCATTTGATGCGAAACTCTGTGTTCATTCCCAGATCTGTTTCCATCAAGATCAACTTGTTTTCGGTAGTATTAAGACGTTCGATAACTCCAAAGTAAGCCCAAGTTCCGACTGTTGCGGCTATGAGCAGTGCAATCAAGTTGCGAATAGGCATACTCAGTTCAGTGTTTTCATTCAGTTTTGGCATTATTCAACACCCATTATACGGGACAGACCAAACACCTCCATCAGCATGAAAGTAAAAAACAAAAGCAACACTCCACCTGCTATAAGCTTACCGCTAAAGTTAGTTGATCCTATGCGGATAGCAATAAATTCGTTTCCCAGTATTCGTAACACAAGTTCAAAGCTATTCTCACCTACAGTTAGAGATACTGGTTTTTTCTTTTCATCAGTCACACCTTGTCATCCCCGCGCAATCTGTTGGAAAACAATGAGTCACCATTTTATAAAATTGGTTTTCATAAACAGCTTTCCACATTTTTTCGTCTATCAAATATTCGCACTGTGCCTCTGTCATGGGCTGCTGTAACGCAACCTGATTGCCAATATACTGCCACTCTGAACCCGTATGACCCCACATTGAAATCACTAAAATAAAAAGTGTTTCTGTTGTGTGGTGCACTCCAGTCATCAGTCTTATCCACCGCGCTTTAGATCAGCCTGTGTGTTAATGCGATAAACATTCACATCGTTCCTATCACCAGCGATCTGTTCTTGCAAAGCCTGACGCTGCATAGCCAGATCATAAGCCTGCTGTAACTTGGCCTGATCAATCTGGAAGTCCATCGCATCATTTTGCATCTTACGCTGTATCTCTTGCGTATCGTTCTGTAACTCCTGCTGCCGGATCTGAACCAGTGGATCAGGTGGTGTCTGAGGCTTGAGCATAGGAGCAAGCTGTTCCAGCGTCGTTGCAATTTGCTGTGCCACCGCTGCTTCTGCTGCATCAGGATTGATTTGTGGAGGCTGCATTCCTGCTGCCGTAGCTTCCTGTATGCCCTTATCAAGCATCTCCTTGATAACATCACGAGCAAATATACTGACATGCTCTTGTATGTGAGCCTGTAATATCAAGAATGCCTGCGGGTTGGCCTGTATAGCAGGCGACTGAATCATGGCAACGTGCACTCTAATATGCGCCATGCTGTCCTGCTGCGGGAACACCTGCAACTGCTGACCCTTCAGAGCCATAGCGTTTTCTGTGGCAGGATCCTTTGGTGCAGGTGGCTGTGGTGGTGGCAGGATTGAATCGATATTCTTTACATCCAGTGCATCATACATCCGGCGGTAGGCTTCATACAGATTGTGCATCTGCGGTGCGGCCTGCGCTAGTTGTAGTTGTGTCTGCGCTAGTGACAGCCGCTGCGCCATAGAAAAAATCGACGGGTCGGATACAGGGAGGATATCTACACGCCCGTCGAAGTCCTGTGCCATGATGGCAGGGTTGATGTTTGCCCCGACAGCATATGGATAAGGCATAGGATTGTTCTGAAATATCTCAGCCAGCATACGAAACTCGTTCTTTTGAGCGTAGTGCAGCCGCTTATGGATACTTGATATTACTTTTGATCCCTGCTCGATGAGAGCCACTGTAGTTCCCACGGGAGCATTGGAGTTGACATCTGCGACTTTTGTGTCCGTAACCTGTGCAAATCTTCTACCCGAATCAACGACCACCCCAAGTAATTGAGCCAGCGTTCCAGAAGGCTCCTTGTAAGGGAGTGGAATAATAGCATTCCTAATATCGCCGCCGGGAGCATCAAGATCACGAAACTCACCCGGGTTAACAGGCTCGTCATCATTCCTAATGCGGACCCCCCGAGCCTTGAAGCCACCCGGTAGATTCGAGAGCGTACCAGCATCGATAAGCTGGCGGAGTATAGACGTTGCAGCACGAGATAAGCCTCCTATCATATGCAACAAACCAAAGCCATAGAACCCAAAACCGGGCAGAAACTTGTAATGTACAAAGTACTGACGCTTGCGGCGGAGCGGATCCTGCTCACGAAAGTTGCGTACTATCGAGAGAACTTCTCCCGAAGCTTCGTCCATAGTGACGATATACGGTAGCTTGATACCTGTGTCTTCGCCCATCTGATCTTTGTCTTCAAAGCCTTCAAGATCCAAGTCCACATGGATTTCAAAAAGCGTAAACATTTCGTCAGAATAGCCTGAACGTAATCCCTGAATTTCATCACTCTTGCCACGGATTGTTGAATCAGACTCGTCATCTTCGCTTGGAGATAAGTCAACATCTCTATATATCCCTCCTACTTGCATCTTGCGGATTTCGTTCTCACTCATCCGAACAACATGAGTGTACCGCACTGCTGTCCTCAAATCAGACGCATGATAAGGAACAATCAGATCTTCGGCAGGAACAAACTTCGATACCGCCCTCTGCTTTGTTTGATCAAAATAAACCTTCTTGAAAGTAGAACCAGTAATCGGCAGATAGAATAACATCTGATCCGTGTCCTGATCGAACTCCTCCATCACTTCCGTAATCTGGAAGTTCATGAAATCCTTAACACGTTGAGCCTGCTCCTCAACCATGCGGTTCTGCTCACCCAAGATCTGTGTCTTTACAGGACCGCCCGGTGGCAACATCTCTTTGTAAGCCTGTGCCTGAAACTGCGTAATCGCCTCCGATAACACAGGATGCGTCACACCGCTGGCACCCATGAACGGCTCGGACCGCTCATCATAGTTGATCCCCAGTAACGTCAAACCCTTGGAGATGGACTCTTCCCACTCAGAACGACCTTCCTTGTCCTCATCAACCAAGCTCCCAAGATCAGAGGACAAAGAACCAAGTGTAGATCTATCTAGAACCTCGGCCAGATTTGCATTGTGATCATAGACTTCAGCCTCGACCTCAATCATCTCCTCTGCACCAACAAGCTCAATACCGGGCGGAAGATCTTCCATACCGGGCAACGGTACTTGGACCTCGGTCATGGCCTGTTCAGGCATCGCCGGACCACCCGGACCCATGGCCTGCTCCATCATTCCTGCAATCTGTCTTGGTTCGATAGCCATTAGAAGGTTCCTTTAAATGTTCCACCACGTTTTTTCATGACAGCGCCACCACGGTTCTTGCCCTTGGTTTCTTTTGCAATTTTGCGAAGCTTATACGGCACATAACCTAAAGCGCCAGTTCCAAGAGCCGCTGTTCCATGAGCAAGATAATTAGCTATATCCTGTGCATGTGGACCAACAGTTGTAAGTATGTCAGCAGCAACAGAGGCTGTTTTAGTCTCTCCGTTCTTTTTCTTTTTATCCTTTTTCAACTTTGTGGTGTTTGTATCTGGATCTACACGAGTCATCAGAATACTCCTTTGAATCTTTGGGGCCGAATCATGCCGCCACCGCGCTTGTTCTGTCTGTTGTACAGTGCTGGCTCTATGTGATCAACAAACCGATCATACTGGTTGTTAGTCAGATTGCTTATCTGACCGCTAATAGCAATAGTACGGATCTCTTTGTCTGTGCGCCCGTCTGTGCGAATCTCTTTATCTTTACCTGTCATTTTACGAATATACCTTAAATAAGTCACCGATACCAGAACGCATGTCAACCTTGCCGCCGCGCTTGTATCTGCGGACCTGTGATGGTTTAGCCTGCAACGGTGTTAAATCGATGTAGGTCATTGGAAATTCATGCTCGGGTTGTGCCGTCTTGAAGTTTTCCTGTTGAGTCCTGACCCGTAATTCATAATCTTCTCTCGTCATGCCTTCACTAAATGGTATTTCGTCAGGTTTTTTGGCTACATTTCCAAGAGGATCTTTCAAGACAGGTTGAACTGTGTCCACAGTTCCAATGTCAATGCCCGGATACATTTCCTTTAACTCTTTAATAACTTTTTCCTGCGGGGTCTTGTATCTCGACACATATGGTGCAAGCTCTTTCTCCATTCCTTCGACAGTGGATCTTAGATTTCCTTGCTCATCAACAAATACCTCGCCTATTCTCTTCGACGCAAGATCACGATAGTCGGGAATGTAGAAACGAGTCGATCCGTCAGCAGCAGCTTTCTTGATCATCTGATGAAGCTGGTATCTTGCAACTTGATCCTGTGTTTCAAACGGCAAAGGATTAGTGAAATTTGGAGCCGGATCACCAAAACCTCGTTCTGCAACTCTTTTTGGATCCTGTGAAAACCTTTGACTGAGATTGTTAAAGCTAGCACCATCTACAGCAAGTTTCCCTTGATTCTGTCTGTAGTGCAGATACTCAAAAGCTGTTTGTTTGTTAGGAGCAGCATCTTCGATTGCATCGCCGTAGATGTTCATAACGCGATCTTTTTTTGTTTTTATTTCATTTGTTTTTATTTCACGATCTGATTTCAAAAGATCTCGTTTGTCTAATAATGTGTTGTATTCAGTAATTTGTTTTCTGACACCATCTACTCTTATATTTCTTGCAACTGCGGAGGCTTCTGCTGAAACCGCATCAAAGATATTATCTAGTGTTATGTATGATATTTCGTTTAAGCTACTAGCTGTCGCAACTGTCTTATCAGCCTTAGAACCTATCTCTCCTGCTACGTCTAGCATAACTGTGTTAAATCCAACGATCTTGTTTTCCTGCGTCACATCCAGCCTTTTATCCAGCGGAATACCAAGAGCCTCCTTAACCACATCTTCGTCGGCTCGTAGGCCATCATCTACCTTTTTAATTCCCTGCCTATTTAGACCAAGCTCTATAGCTTTTGCGACTTCATCGTCAGTTAAACGATCAACAACCTTACCCTTGTTGTCATATAAAATTCTTCCAACCTCTCTTTGTAACATCTGCTCAACACCATAACTCGCCGCCGGATCAGGTCTAATGCCCGGGAGAGATGACTTTATTTTATCTACAACAGAACTTTTGAAACCGTTTTGTCTTACTTTGTTAAACTCAACATTTGCAATTTGTGGTGCTCGTAGATCTGTACCAGACCGAGGGAAAAATGTTCTTGCTTCTAATCGTTTTATATTTTGTCCTACTGTATCAGCTTCCTGATCAAGTTCTTTTAAAATGTTTTCTGCTTGATCACGCTCATTAAAAGCATCATTCAATGTCCTGTATTTTGAGGAATCTTCAATCTTCTCATCTATTGCTTTGAACGACTTGACCTTGTCAGGGGTCAACTGGACAAATTTTTGAGCATCCTCATCCGGCCTGTTCTTACCCTTGTATATAGACCAGAGATCTGACTGGTTCTCCTCAAGCATCGTGGATCTTTCTCCACCTGTAGCCACATCATCGAACGAGGTCATCCGACCATGTCCGATTCCTCCTTCTACATTCGTGTGATGCGTGGCATCATGCATGGCACCGGGGGCCGTGTCTCTGTTTCCAACGAATCTCGCATCACGGAATACAATCTCCTCATACCCACCCCCAACATTCTGCGCCGCAAAAGACTCATCGCCAAACATACGTTGATCGGAGACATGTCTTGCACCACCGTCAACCATTTCAATTTTAGGGCTGTTTTCCACATGATAATTCAGAACATCATCTACTGAAATTTTGCGGGTAGAGTTCTCTGCCAAGAACTTATCAAGGCCCGATACTTCCATCTCCAAATCAGTAACCGAAGGCTGATTTTTTAATCGAGCCAAGTACTGAGCACCAGTTAAACCCTTCTTGCCAGCACCAACCGTGTTATCAAGCAATGCATTTGCGACAGGTAAGTAATCAATACCACCCAACGCAGTGGCACTCGCCCCCATAACTGTTCTTTCATCTTCCAAAGGCTTGTTGATACTGCGATCAGGACCCGGGGTCCCAAATTCGCCGACCTTCTTCTCAAGTGGCACGAACTCATCCGAACCCGCCTCCAAATCCCTAACCATAGGTCCAAGGTTCGAGGGCGAAGAATCCATCTCAATGTTGCCAGATCCCTTGACCTCGGTCCCCGAACCACGGGTCTTCTTCATAAACTTTCCAACTAACGGAGCTATGCCCTCGAAAGCTTTTTCTCCAGCCTTGCCCAGTGCACCACCAAGACCCGCACCAATAACGGCACTGGTCGCAGTACCCTCTACACCTTCACCCTCACCTGCGCCATAGATGCCACCCTCAAGAGCACCAATCTTCGCCGCACCCTTTAAACCACCACGAAGAGCCAGACCAGCCAGACCTAGACCCGTGGGTATAGAACCTACAATTTCTGATCCATAAGCAGCGACAGGGTTGGTTTCACGAAACTGTTCAATGGATTCGCGGATGTCAGCAACTTCTTCGTCATAGGATCTATCACTTCCTAGCGAACGAATGCCAGCTTCAATCTCATCGCCAAAACCAAAAGTTACCCCCTGACCTATCGCTCTGGCTAGATTACCTGCATAACTTGTGGGGGCTTTAGCCATCAGTAATACTCTCTTGCCTTACGAGGCGGGTCGTCCTCGAACTCTTCGCCGTCCAAACTAATAAAACCACCCTGACGAAAGCGCATCAGGGCCATGGTCATGCTATCGCAAAAGTCATCATGGTCACCATTCGG